CAATCTAGCTTTTGATACCGCTAATAATGCTCTACCTAACGTTAGCAATGCAGTATTCAACGGCAATCTAAGAGTTACTGGTAATCTGCTAATCGGCACCAATACAGTAACGATTAGAGACAATCATATCATATCGGCCGAATACTTCCGTATGAACACGTCCAACCACATGGTCGTGGTTCCTGACGGCAATAGAGTAAACACACTATACACACTGGTCAACACATCTTATGATTCCGCCAATAGTATTGCCAGCGGTTCAATAACCATCAATAACATTTCATTGTCCGGTAACATCAATCCAGGCACCGTTAGTGTTGTATCTCAGACCTTGACCGATTCTGCCAATATCTCATGGAACATGGCAACGGCCGCTGTGGCTTCTGTTACATTAGGTGGTAACAGATATATGGATACACCAACCAATCTCAAAGTCGGGACTCTTGTTCTACATGTCAATCAAGATAGCACAGGTAACAGAACATTGAACTGGAGTCCTGTGTTCAAGTGGCCAGCCGGTGTAGCACCTGTATTGACCACAACTGCCAACAGAAAAGATATATTCTCATTCATTTGTGACGGAACAAATCTGTATGGTTCATACTTACCAGATGTAAGATAAATACTCAAAACATAAGGTAACGAAATGTCACTTAACAAACCTGCTAATAAAGAAGAATTGAAAGAGTTTTGCCTAAGACAGTTGGGCTACCCTGTCATCCAGATTAACGTGGATGATGAGCAGGTCAATGACGCCGTTGAACTGGCATTTGAGTATTGGAACGAGTTTCACTTTAATGGTACCGAGCGTACCTATGTCAAGCACCAGATTACCACACAAGATCAGGCTAACCGATATATTACCGTTTCAGAAAATCTAATCGGTGCTACCAGAGTATTCAAGGTCGGTCAGAATAAGATGGCCATGAATATGTTCGATCTTCGTTATCAGCTACGTTTGAACGATCTATGGGATCTTTCATCAACCTCATATGTTAACTACTCTCTAACAATGCAGCATTTGGCTACGTTGGATCTAATCTTTACTGGTGAGACACCAATCCGTTTCAATAGACTTACCGATAAACTATACATCGATTGGGACTGGAACACAGACGTTCAAGCCGATGAGTTTATTATTGTAGAAGGTTTCATTGTTACCGATCCTGACACATACACCAGAGTATGGAATGACCGTATGCTTAAAAAGCTAACCACTGCCTATGTCAAAAAACAGTGGGGTACCAACATGTCCAAGTTTGACAAGATGCAGCTACCAGGCGGTGTAACCATGCGTGGTGTTGATATCTTCAATGAGGCGGTAAACGAGATTAATAGTATCGAACAAGAGATTAGGTCGACATACGAAGCACCTCCAGGATTCTTGGTGGGCTAATGGCAATCAATCGATACTTTAACAACTTTCCAGGTAAAAATCGCTTTAACAATGAGCATCACCTCATGGAAGATGTTATTGTCGAGTCCATTGAAATCATGGGTCATCAGGTCTATTATATTCCCAGAGAGTCCTTTGATGAAGGCGATATGATCTTTGGTGAGTATGCCAAGTCAAAATTTGAGAAGGCATATTCAATCGAGGCCTATCTAGCTAACGTCGAAGGCTTTGAAGGTGATGGTGACTTCTTCTCCAAGTTTGGTTTAGAGATTAGAGATACCTCAAACTTTGTTATCTCTCGCCGTTCATTTGCTCGTGGTCTTCCTACCACATTGCGTGTCAGACCACAAGAAGGTGATCTTGTATATGTGCCACTAATGCACCGTATGTTTGAAATCAAGTTCATTGAAAAGAAGCTAATGTTCTACTCTCTTGGTAATAGAGAGCCATACATTTACGAAATGCGTTGCGAACTCTTCCGCTTTTCAGAAGATGCTATTGATACTGGTGTTAAGGAGATCGATCAGATCGAGGAAGAAAACGGTTATACTCTAAGACTAAATCTTGAAACGTCAGGCGTTGGTAACTTTAAAGACGGTGAGATTGTTTACCAGAGTCCTGATGGCACATGGGCAAACAATACTGCACACGCCGAACTTGGTGAGTGGTATAAGGCCAATGGCACTATGTTCGTCTATGGTATCAACGGTAGCTTTACTGCACACACACTATATGGTAACACCTCTCTCGCACAGTTCACAGTCAATAGTGTATCAGATGAAAGAAGTGATTATGTTAAGTTTGATATCTTCGATAACAAAGACTTTGATACCGGCGCAGATTTGATCCTTGATCTATCTGAAACTAACCCATTTGGATCACCTTAATGTTAGGTAACGCACATTACTATCATCAGCTAACCAAGAAAGCAGTCATCCTTTTCGGTAGACTGTTTGATGATATTTCCATTATCAGAAAGAATGATCAAACTGGTGCCGAGGTTAACAGATTCCTTGTGCCTATCATCTACTCACCAAAAGAGAAGATGGTCACCCGTGTCTTTTCTGACCCAGACCTAACAAGACAGCTTCAAGCTATTCTACCACGTATGGGATTTGAAATCTCTGGTATTAACTACGATGCATCCAGAAAACAGAATAGTTTGCTCAAGGCAACACAGGCTCTACCAGGCGGAACAACCGCTTCATCCGCCTACATGGGCGCACCGTATGATCTTAACTTTCAGCTAACCGTATATGCACGTAACATCGATGACGGCACACAGATTGTGGAGCAAATTCTTCCATTCTTCAATCCTGACTTTACCGTTTCTGCATCTATGGTACCTGACCTCGGATTCATCAAAGACATTCCAATCATTCTCAATAACGTATCAAACAACATTGAGTATGAAGGTAACTATGACTCCGTAAGATATGTGTATTGGACTCTTAACTTTACAATGAAACTACATTACTATGGTCCGATCACTACACCTAAGATCATTCGTACCGTTTACGCTAACATTCATAATGATAACAACTTGGCACCAACCTATATCACCAAGATGATGCTTGCCAATACAGCAGGCACATTCAAGCAGGAAGATGTGGTATTTCAAGGTGACAATCTAAGATGGGCCGATGCTCAAGGTATTGTCATACACTATAATGCCGTTGACGAGGTGCTAACACTCGGTGCCACAAAAGGCACATTCATAGTTAACAATACCATTCATGCTGCATCAACCAATGGTACAGCACAGATTTACAGTCTAATAACAGAAGCCGCCAAGACGGTCGAGATTAAGATCGAACCAGATCCGATCACGGCTCAGCCTGGCGATGATTATGGTTATACCACTACCATCACCGAATGGACGGACTAAATAAAAGAAATAGCTTAGGATAAGGCAATATGTCACAGAAGATTATCAATGTTGGAACAGTAGCTAACGACGGTACCGGCGATACGATTCGTGGCGCCTTTACTAATGTCAATGCCAACTTTACGGAAGTTTATTCTAACATAAGCACACTGGAAGCAACCGTTTCCAGCATTGATTCCGATCAGAATGCCGCTATCGCTGTTGTTTATACTACGGCAAACAATGCCTTTGATGCCGCTAATGCTGCTAACGTATTGGCTACTGACGTAGGCGTTAATGCTAATCTTTACTCCACAGCTATCGGTGCAGCTTCCAACGCCTATGCGGTGGCCGTGGGTGCCGCTTCAAATGCATATATCAATTCCGTAGCAACATCGGAAAATAGCTATATCATTTCTGTGGCAACTGCTGGTAATACCTACGCATCTATCTTGGCTGCCAACAATGCCGTAGGCGCTAATGGCTGGACTAATACCGTTTCTGTTACCATCACCAACTGGGCAAACTCAAAGTTTGAGGTCGTAGCAAATACCACGGCACTAACTAATGCCGTCAATGCTGCCTTCACTAAAGCCAACACAGCCTTCCAGAACGCATCTGGTACCCTTATCGGTAACTTTATCGCCACCGGTTCTATCTCAGACGGTGTTGGTGTTGTTAGAGAAAGATATACCAGATCAGCCGACACAGACATTCCAGTTTTGACCGCCGGTTCAGTTATCATTGCCAATAGCAGCAACAATATCACCGTCAATGTTCCTGATGATTATCAGTTCTTGATTTATCCAAATGTAGGAACAGCAATCGAAGTTATACAGTATGGTTCAGGTCAGACATATATTAAAGCTAACAGTGTAAGCGTATCTGTTCTATCATCTAATAACTGGGCTAATATCGCTGGTCAGTATCTATCAGCAACCCTAACCAAAGTCCAGGCAAATACGTGGGTTCTAACAGGTAGTCTAAAAACGTAAGGTATATTATGGGTGTTGAGAAAAACTTATCAGATGCTTTAGGCATCGAACACTTGCCTGTGACTAAAGAAGAAGTCAAACAGGAAGTCATTGAGTATGTTCCCGCTGATAGCAAAGACGATCAAGATGAAGATTATGCCCTTGTTCGTAATACCCTCCGAAACCTAATCGAGAAGGGTAATGATGCACTGGAAGATATCTCACATATTGCCAAGCAAAACGAATCCGCCCGTGGGTTCGAGGTCGTGGCCAATCTAATCAAGACTGTAGGCGAAACGTCAAAAGACCTGTATAACCTACAGAAGATGAAACGTGATCTTAAAGAGCCTAATCCTGAATCCGATCCACGCAAGAAAAGCGCCGATGGTAATATCAACGTGGAGCAGGCCGTATTCGTGGGTTCTACAGCCGAACTATTAGCGGCTATTAAGAACAAGAAAGAGCAAGATGGCAAGGACGCCGTTTAGTTATCAGAATAACCCTAACCTGCCTAATGAGCAGTATAGACATGCTTTTACCCAAGCGGAACTTGATGAATACCTCAAGTGCGCTGACGATCCTGTTTACTTTTCCAAGAAGTATATTAAGATTATTAACGTTGACCGTGGTCTTATGCCATTTGAAATGTGGGACTTTCAGGAGCGTATGCTTCAATCGTTCCATGATAATCGTTTCTCTATTTGTAAGCTACCTCGACAGGTTGGTAAGTCTACCACATCGGTAGCATATATTCTACATCAAGTATTGTTTAACGAAAACTTCGTGGTTGCTATTCTTGCTAACCGTGCTCCTACCGCTCGTGAATTGCTACAAAAGCTAAAGCTGGCTTTTGAATATCTGCCTATGTTCTTAAAGCAAGGCATCAAGGAGTGGAACAAGGGTTCTATCTATCTTGCTAATGGTTCGAGAGTTCTGGCAGACTCCACCTCAGGTTCATCTGTCCGTGGTTTCTCGTTCAACCTAATCTTTCTGGACGAGTTTGCGTTCGTTCCCAACAATATCGCCGAGGAGTTCTTTAACTCTACATATCCTACCATTTCATCTGGTCAAAGTTCAAAGGTCGTTATAGTTTCTACACCAAACGGTATGAACTTATTCTATAAGATGTGGACTAAGGCGGTTGAAAAGACCAGCACCTATGTGCCTATTGAGATCCACTGGTCGATGGTGCCTGGTCGTGACGCCAAGTGGGCAGAAGAAACCATTCGAAACACCAGCCAGAGACAGTTCGACCAAGAGTTTGGTTGTGAGTTCTTAGGTTCATCTAACACCCTCATTAATGGTGCCAAACTGGCGGCGATGCATTGGAAAGAACCAATCGCCAAAAACGAGTGTATGGATATCTTTGAGCATCCAGTTCCAAAGCACACATATGTCCTATGTGCTGACGTTGCCGAGGGTCAAGGTCTCGATTATTCCACCTTCTCTATCTTCGATGTTAGCGAGATTCCTTACCGACAGGTAGCTAAATATAGAAACAACGAAATTAGCCCTATGTTGCTGCCAGCGGTCATCTATGCTGCCGCTACCCGTTATAACGAGGCTTTCGTTCTAATCGAAATCAACTCTATCGGTCTACAGGTAGCAGATATCTTACACTATGAGTTGAACTATGAGAACCTGCTAAAATTCCAGCAAAAGGGTAAGCAGGGCACCCAGTGGTCAGGAGGCTTCGCTGCCGGTAAGAACAAGCTGGCCTTTGGTCTAAAGATCACAGCCCAGTCCAAGATGATTGGTTGTGCTAACCTCAAGACGCTGGTTGAAAGCGACAAGCTAATTCTAAATGATGAGGATACCATCACCGAGTTATTCTCATTCTCCGCAGACAAAAAGACCTTCAAGGCGGAAGAAGGTTCTAATGACGATTTGGCCATGACACTGGTTCACTTTGGCTGGTTGACCGCCCAAAAGCTATTCAAAGAGACCGTTTCTAACGATATTCGCTACGTTCTACAGAAAGAGTTGTCATATCTGGAAGATGTAGAAAATGTGCCTTTTGGATTCATCGATAACGGAATTGATAGTCCACATGACACTGAAATTGATGCCGCTGGTGATAGATGGGTCCGTGAACGAGAACAGCTATATCCATTCGATGATCTAAATTATAAGTGGGATACTCGGCTATAGTTCTGAAAAACAAGAAAACGATAAATAAGGTTTGAAATGGATTTTACACCATTCCAACCTATAAAGGAGTAAAAGATGGCATATCAACTTTCCCCAGGCGTGGCTTGGTCAGAAATTGACCTTACGACCGTAGTTCCCGCCGTTTCGACTACAGAAGGGGCGTTTGCCGGAAACTTTGATTGGGGTCCTATCGACCAGGTTGTGACAATTGCTAATGAAGTAGAACTGGTTCGCTGGTTCGGTAAGCCTTCAGATAATACAGCAGTTTCATTCTTCACCGCTGCTAACTTCTTAGCATATGGTGATAACCTACGAGTAGTTCGTTCAGCAAATACAGCCGGAGCTAAAAACGCTACATCTGGTAACACAGCAGCTATTATTAAGAACCGTGATGATTGGGACCTAAACTGGGACGTATTCAGCACAAACAGCCCAACCTATGGTATGTTTGCTGGTCGTTACGCAGGTACATTAGGTAACGGTATTCGTGTTTGCGCCTTCGCTAACGCAGGTATCTCTACATCTCACGCAGACTGGACCCATTGGGAACAGGCTTCACAGTTCGATGGTCCTCCAGGTACTTCAAAGTATGTTGAGGATCGTGGTGGTGCAAACGACGAAATGCACATTATCGTTCTTGATACCTTTGGTCAGTTCACCGGTGGTATCGCTAACGCCGTCCTTGAAAAGTATTCAAACGTTTCTAAGGCCGTTGACGCTAAGAACGATGACGGTTCATCAAACTACTGGGTCAATGTTCTCGCTGATAATTCAGCTTACATTTGGCCAATCAATAACGCTATTGCCAATAACACTGTTCCTGCCGTTCAGACAGCAACATGGGGCAATACTGCACAGGGAACATCATTCACACAGGGTAATGCTTCATTCAACATTACACTTGCTGGCGGTGTTCTATCTGCACCAACTGACGGTAATCTACAGAACTCATACGTTCTATTCTCAGATACCGACGCATATGATACCTCACTAATCATGACTGGTGGCGCTTCAAATACCGTATGTAAGTATGTTATCGATAACATTGCCGACCCTGTTGGCACATATGGTCGTGGCGACGTAGTTGTATTCGTTTCACCACAATACAGTGACGTTGTTAACCAGCCTGGTTCAGAGGTTAATAATGCTATTGCAACCAGAGATTTCTATGGTTCAACCTCATATGCCTTCATGGATTCTGGTTGGAAGAAGCAGTTCGATAAGTATAACAATGTTTATCGTATGATTCCTCTAAACGGCGACATGGCTGGTCTATGTGCCCGTACCGATCAGACAAGAGACCCATGGTTCTCACCAGCAGGTCTAAATCGTGGTCAGGTCAAGAATGTCACCAAGCTATCATGGATGCCAACAAAGGCAGACAGAGATAATCTATATAAGAACGGCATTAACCCTGTTGTAACATTCAAGGGTGAAGGTACAGTTCTATATGGTGATAAGACACTACTTGCTAAGCCATCAGCCTTCGACCGTATTAACGTTCGTCGTCTGTTCATTGTTCTTGAGAAGTCAATTGCAAAGGCTGCCAAGTATTCACTATTCGAGTTCAACGATGAGTTCACCAGAGCCCAGTTCGTTGCTCTTGTTGAGCCATTCCTACGTGATGTTAAAGGCCGTCGTGGTATCTATGACTTCAAGGTAGTTTGTGATGAAACAAACAATACCCAGCAGGTCATTGATAGCAACCAATTCGTCGGGGACATCTACATTAAGCCAGCACGTTCAATCAACTTCATCCAGTTGAACTTCGTTGCTGTCAGAACCGGTGTTGCCTTCTCCGAAATTGTTGGCAAGTTCTAATAAATAAAGGAAAAGGAGAAAACACAAATGGCTTTTAATGTCAATCAATTCAGAGCAACCCTGGTAAACGACGGCGCCCGCCCAAGTTTATTCGAGGTTGTTATGAGCCTACCACCAATTCTTGGTGCAGCGCCATTGACAAACGACATCATCTTCCGTGTTAGAGCAACATCTCTACCAGGTGATGGCGTTTCTCAGATCGTTGTTCCATACTTTGGTCGTGAAGTTAAGATTGCAGGTACTCGTACCTTCCCAGACTGGTCATTCACAATCATCAATGATGAAAACTTTGTGGCTCGTCGCAATCTTGAGACATGGCTAAACGCTATTAACGGACACGTTAGTAACCTACGTAGCCCTGCCGCTCTATCTGCCGCTTCATATCAGGCCGATGCTCTTATCACCCAGTTTGGTAAGGCCGGTAACGTCATTAAGATGTATAAGATGGTTGGTTGTTTCCCAACTGACGTTGCTGCTATCGACCTTGATTGGGCATCAGGTGACCAGATCGAAGAATTTGGTGTGACCCTCGCCTACCAGTGGTGGGAATCACTCGACGGTTCTACCGACGTTTCTGGTGCTTAATATATACTAATAGATCCATGGGGCTTCGGCCCCATGGTTTTCATCATGTTTAAGGAGTAGGGACCATTCGCTTTTTTGGCTTTCAAATCGGCACTGACGATCAGGATAAAGTTGATCAGTTAGGCAGACCACTACAGAAAACATTTGCCATACCACAATCTGATGACGGTGCCGTTACGGTTGCCGGCGCAGGCTATTATGGTACATATGTTGATCTTGATGGTACATTCCGCAACGAGACACAGCTTATCACCAAGTATCGTGAAATGGCGCTTCAACCAGAAATGGAAATTGCCATTGATGAAATCGTAAACGAGGCCATCGTAGTTGAGGATTCTGGTACCTCGGTTGAAATCAACCTTGATGATGTTAAAGCTCCCGCCCAGATCAAACGTAAGATCGAAGAAGAATTTAACTACATTCTTAAACTCCTAAACTTTGGTAATATGGGTCATGATATCTTCCGTCGTTACTATATCGATGGTAGATTGTATTATCACCTTGTTATTGATGAAACCAATCCTGCTCTTGGTCTACAAGAATTAAAGTATATCGACCCTCGCCGTATTCGTAAGATCCGTGAAATCCAAAAGATGCGTGATCCTAATACAGGTGTAGAACTAATCAAAAAGACAATTGAATATTACCTATACAACGAAAGAGGAATGATTGGTGCTGGCACTAATCTTGGCGCAAAGATCGCAGTTGACTCTATCGTAAATGTTAACTCTGGCATCCTGGATCCTAAGCAGACCATGGTGCTTTCATATCTCCACAAAGCAATCAAGCCATTCAACAATCTAAGAATGGTCGAAGATGCTACCGTTATCTATCGTCTATCTCGTGCGCCAGAGCGCCGTGTATTCTATATCGACGTTGGTAACATGCCTACAGTTAAAGCGGAACAGTATGTCCGTGATATCATGGTCAAGTATCGTAACAAGTTGGTTTACGATTCCAATACTGGTGAAATCAAGGATGATCGTAAGCATCTATCGATGTTGGAAGACTTTTGGCTACCACGCCGTGAAGGTTCCAAAGGTACTGAAATCTCCACATTGGAAGGTGCACGTAACCTTGGTGAACTGGAAGATGTTAAGTATTTCCAGAGTAAGCTATACAAGTCACTAAACGTTCCAGTATCACGTATGGAACCAACTCAAGGCTTCTCACTCGGCCGCACCACAGAAATCAATCGTGACGAAATCAAGTTCAATAAGTTCGTTACCCGTCTCCGTAATAAGTTCTCCACTCTATTCGATGATCTTCTAAGAGTCCAGTTGGTTCTTAAAAGAGTTTGTACCGAAGAAGAATGGAAAGAGTTCAAAGAAGATGTTTGGTACGACTACAAGAAAGATAACAACTTTGATGAAATCAAGGATGCCGAACTACTAAACATCCGTCTTGATACATTACAGAAGGTTGATCCTTTCGTCGGCAAGTATTATTCAGTTATGTGGGTTCGTAAGAATATCCTTCAACAGACTGACGATGACATTGAGGAAATCAATGCTCAAATGCAGGAAGAAGGGCAGATACAAGCACAGGCCGATCAGGCTAATGCCGAAGCCATGGCTGTTCAACAGCAACAGGACATGCAGAACCAGATTGCGTTTGATGCTCAACAACAAATTGCACAAGCCCAAGTTAGCAAAGAAGTTGACAAGATTACTGGCCCAGATCAAGGACCATCTAAGTCAGAAACTCAAAGTCGTGATCATGAATCCAAGATGATGGATAAGAAGATCGCTCTTGAGAAAATGAAGCAAAAGAAATCTGCACCACCTGCCAAGAAAAAGACTGTAGCCGAACAAGCTAAAGACTTAGACCTAATCTACATTGGCAGCGGCAAGTATGCTAATAAAAGTGGTGTAGTAACACACTTAAATGAAAATGGTATTCTATTACCTTACCTAAATAAGGATTAAAGATTTGGCAAAAGGTCTTTCAAGTGTTAAAACACTAACTGCCAAGCAAATTGCTGATAAGTGGAATCTACCACTATCTGTAGTTGCTAAGAAGATTGAAGCTGGTATCAAGGTGGAAAAAGAACACACCAAGAGTACCAGAGAAGCTAACGAGATTGCTCGTGATCATCTTGGTGAAAGACCAGACTATTATGAAAAACTCCACAAGATGGAGAAGCAGCCAATTGTCAAAGAAGAAACTATGACAAGTGGCATTGGCGGTTTAGGATTTAGAACAGGAACGCCTGCCGTAGATGATGACAACGGTTATGTTAGCACCAATGCACTTGCATATGATCCTTTCAATGGTGCTCGTTTGGACTTTATGACCAAGATACATAACAAGCTACACAACAAGTTAGGTTTTAATAGCTATAGTCCTAAAGACACGGCTCATTCTAACAAAGAACTTGTTGAGAAGAAACTAAATGAACTTGGTGAATATGATAACAAAGGCGGAACAATAGGAGCAGAAGGCTTGACAGACGCACCACCAAAGAAAGACGTTAAAGAAGGCTGGGCATCAATCGGTCACCCATATGACCGCTTTGGTGATGTTAATCGTAAAGCAAAGTTTTACGGTAAGAAGCCTAAGGCAACAACCACCAAGAGCGATGAGAAGGATGACACCTACAAGGATTCCAAGCAGGGTGGTTCTGACGTAAAGTTTGCCAAGACCGTTAAAGAAGCACAGATTGATGAGTTGGTAGCAACTGCTGTTCCACCATCAATTCAACCAACACAGACACAAATTCAGAGACAAGCTCCACAGCAAGCCAGAGGTATTCAGGCCGGTCAGACCAAGATTAATGTTCGTAGCATTGCTCCAAGAACCACAACCTCTGGTACAGGTTCAGCAAGACTATCACAGGGCGGAACAACTGGTGGTTATAACACCATGAAGCCAACCACCACCGATGTTAAGAGAAACATCTCCAATAGATTCAATCCTAATTTCAGTCAGCAAGCCACAGGCTCAATGAAGGCATCTTCGGTTAAGACTGGTGCATCATTCTCACAGGGCGGTAGCCAAGTTGCACAAAAGATGGCTAAGTCATCACCAAGTCAGGTTATCTCTAAGATGTCCGATGCTGGTCGTCAGGCAGCTTCCGTTGCTTCAAAGGCAGCACCAACAGCCGCTAAGGTTGCTGGTACTATTGCCAGAGTAGCCGCTGGTCCTGCTGCTACTGCCGCTGCGGCTGTTATGTCACCAACTCCAGCTGGTGAAAAGAAGTCAGAGTTTCAGCGCCAGGCAGATGTTGCCAAGGGTGTTTCATATAAGGCACAAGGTCGTTCCATTTCAGACTATGAAAAGCAGGTACTAACACCTAAGGCTTCTGAAACACCAAAGGCTCCTAATCCAAAGGTTGATGCACCAACACCTCCATCAAGACCAGAATACTTTTCTCGTGGTCAGGCATTCGGTGCCGCTCGTGGTGAAGCTGGTGGTGGTCAAGGTAAGTTCTCATATGATAACAAAGAATACCAGACAAATGTTTCTGGTGAACCATACAAGCCATCAACACAGCTAAAACAAACCAGTGTAAAAGAGGAAACTAAAATGGATAACAAAGAACGCATTAACGAGGCTCTTGATTGTATTCTTGAGAACAACCTTTCAGAAATGAAAGATAACCTCCTTATCGCTCTACAAGAAAAGGCCATGGAAAAGTTGGAAGAGCGTAAGAAGGAAATTGCTGCTAACTACTTTGCCGAATAAGGATTAGACAATGAAAACTCTCAAGCAGATTAAAGAAGATTATGACGATATCACTTTAAATCAGATGCCAGAAGCACCTGAGGATCTTGTGCTTGAGGGACGTGAAGCTACTGTAACCAAGTCAGCAAGGGTTGTTCCATCTTTTCATCAGATGCCAGCAATGCTTCTTTTCAGAAGGGTTGCATATAGACTTTATCCTAACAAACAAGTTGTGGCTCTATACTATTCAAAGACAGTAGATAAGTATCTATCTGTTCCATTTGGTCCTGATGGCAATCTCAATCTAAGTGAGTCATCAGTTTATAACACAGAAGAAGAAATGGAACTAAATGAAGGTGCCAAGTGGGAAGCCACTAAGGGTGCTATTAAAGGTGCATTACACGGTACTATTAGAGGCGGTGCTATTGGAGGTGCTATTGCACCAGGTCCAGGTACAGCCATTGGTGCTGTTGTTGGTGGTGTAAGAGGTGCTTATAAGGGCACCAAAGCAGGCTACGAAAAAGGTAAGAACATGGAAGAAGATTGGCAGTCCGTAAACCGTAAAGATAAGACTGATGGTCTATCACAAAAGGCAGTTGATGCCTATCGCCGTGAGAACCCAGGTTCTAAGCTAAAGACAGCCGTTACTGAAAAGAATCCATCAGGTAAAAGAGCGGCACGCCGTAAGTCATTCTGTTCACGTATGGGTGGAATGAAGAAGCGTTTGACCTCTGCCAAGACAGCGAGAGATCCGGATTCAAGAATTAATAAGGCACTACGCCGTTGGAACTGTGAAGAAGATTTCAAAATGAAATTGGCACAGTTGCGTGAAGGTAGAGTTGATGAAGGTGTATGGGATACATTAAAGTCATTGGTGTCAACACCTCCTGATTTAGAGAAGGCCGCTGGCGGCGGTGAAGCCGTATCAAAGGCATCAAAAGCACCTTTGGAAAAGAAGGGTGTTAAGACATATAGTGGCTTCTCAAAAGCCCCACAAAAGCATGATGACATTGCAACTACACGCTATAAGCAAAAGCTATTGCAGGTTAAAGAAAACAAGATTGATGATATCCGTAACATGATCAATGAAGGTAATGATAATATGAACCTTCACATTAACGGAAGATCAATTACACTAAATACCAGTATGGCTAAAAGAATACTTGAAGTTTATGATTCGGTCAATACTAAGAACAAGAAGATTGTTGAAAGTATGCTAAACGAGGACCTTGAATCCTTCAAGAAACTACTTAACTTTTCGATAAAGGTATAACAGATGGCAACAGTTCTAACAACACAAACATTGGTTGATACCAATCGTCACACCGTCATCAAGGTTGTCGGTAAAGATGGTGGTGATGCCAATACTACATTGGTCGATGTATCTAATCTCGCCTTTGCTATCAATGCAACAGGTCAGGTTAGCAGCACAAATCCTAAGGCTCTCAATAGAGTTGCCATCAAGCGTATTTGGGGTCAAGGTCAAATCGCAAGTAACAAGTTTGTAACTCTACAGTGGGGTGGTGCCGCTAATAGCTCCATCGTAACATTCGGCAATGGTTCATTCGATTACAACTTCGATTCAAGTTCAACACCAGGTACCATTGAGATTCCTGATTCCGCAAATTGTTCTGGTGATATTGTATTCACTTCTACCGCAACTACAGGTGATGCATGGACTCTATTCATCGATCTTAAGAAAGATGGCAGAGACTTTGATCAGGGCGCTGCTCGTGATCCACTTGCTTTCAATAGAGGCCTATAATGTCAAGAGAACTCGTAGAATCCATTCTATCTAAGAACATGCTTGAAGCTAATGATATCTTTGAGGCCAAACTCAAGGACATTAGAGAAAAGAAAATGTATGAGATGAAGCGTATGTTTCAGGCCGAGGTGTTTGGTGGTCTATCACCAGCCGAGATTGAAGCCCGTAAGAAAGCTGGCTATAAAAGAGCATCAGAAGTTCTTGGTGATCCAAGAGCAAAAAAGCCTGGTGAAAAGAGACTGAATCCTCAAGCTAAGATCATCAAGAAAAAAATTGCCGAAGATTCTTTAGATGAAGCTGGACTTGGTGCTGCCGCTAAGTTTGCCCACTCAATGTCTGCATCAGAAAAAGAACAGTTTAGAGCCGCTATGAAGGGTGGTATTGGCGCTGCATTTAAATTAAGAAAGTCAATGGCCGCAAAGAAAAAGTCAGATTATCAAAAGCCAGGCCTTGATCCAAAGGCTGCAAAGAACCGTGAAAACTTGGACAAATGGATTGCAAGTGGTGATCGTGCCCGTTCTGGTGGTAGAAACCTTGATGTAGCCAAATCAGTAGGCAAAACTGCCGCAGGTGTAGCAGGCGGCGCCGTTGGTGCATTAGCCAAAGAACTCGGTAGCATTAGCCGATTCTAAGGATTGGAATAATATAAATATACCTAAAGGGTAGATAAATGAAACTTATTAGAGAAGAAATTCAGGACGTAAAGTATCTTGTCGAGTCGGACGGTAAAGGTGGTAAGAACCACTTTATCACTGGCATCTTTATGCAGGCTGATAGACAGAACCGTAACGGTCGTGTTTATCCAATGCACATTCTATCTAAAGAAGCCGACAGATATAATAAAGAATACGTTCAAAAGAATAGAGCGTTTGGTGAACTAGGTCACCCAGAGAATCCTCAAATCAACCTGGACAGAGTTTCGCATATGATCACCAAGTTATATGCTGATGGTACAAACTTTATTGGTAAAGCAAAGATTATGGATACTCCTAACGGTAAAATCGTTAAGAGCCTACTAGACGGTGGTGCAAGTCTTGGTGTGTCGACCAGAGGCGTAGGGTCTCTTCGTCCACACAATGGATATCAACAAGTCCAAGACGATTTCAAGTTGGCTACAGCGGCAGACATTGTAGCAGATCCAAGCGCACCTGACGCTTTCGTGCAAGGCATCATGGAGGGTAAAGAATGGGTTTTTGAGAATGGTAAGTGGAAAGAGCAAGAATACTATCATGCTAAGAAACTTATCAGTGAAGCCTCTAAGAGCGAAATAGAGTCAGTGGCTCTAAAAATTTTTGAAAATTACATTTCAAAACTTTAAGATTACTAAATAGGAAACCATAAAGGAGTATCTATCAAATGGCATCACTAACAGAAGCAGCCAAGGCTGTTTTAGAAGGTAAGTCTCTACAAGAGGGTGCTACACTACCAACCGTTGGTCCAATCAGCGGCGGTGTGTCAAATCCTAATCCTGTAGATGGTTCTACCGCTTCTACAGCTAACGCTAAGACACTACGTCCAAAGTCTAAGTCATCAGAAGCCGATCCAAAGCATAACGAAGCCAAGGATCTTGGTGGTCAGACACCAACTTCACTTCCATCTGGCAACCTCGGTGCTGCCGCTGCTGGTGGTGAAAAGCGTGACACATCAATCAAGGGTTCAGGTTCAAATGCTGAACCATCTAAGAAGCTATCAGAAGATGAGGAAACAGAAGGCGACGTAGTTGCCGAGACCTCACTTGCAGAGCGTGTTAAGGCCCTCAAGGAAGCCCGTAAAGCTAAGGTTGAAAAGGAAGATGAGGAAGAGAAGCACGAAGGCAAGATGGAAAAGTGCGACGAGGACGTTGCTATTTCCGAGGAACTAGAAGCCTTTATTGAAGAAGGTATCGAAGCTGGTCTTTCAGAAGAAGAAATTCTTGCTGCTATCGATGAGAACTTTGAGTTTGTCACCGAAGAAGAACAGGTTGAGGAAGAAACAGTAGCAGAAGCCCTTGAGACCTATCAGGTCGATATGGCCGAGCATGTTAGCGCCCTTCTTGAAGGCGAGGATCTATCAGAAGAATTCCAGGCTAAAGCAACCACAATCTTCGAAGCTGCTGTTAAGGCAAAGTTGGAAGAAGAAGTTGCTCTACTTGAACAGGCTTACGCAGAGACACTAGAAGAACGAGTTGAAGAAATTATGGAAGAACTCGCTTCTAATGTTGATGAGTATCTAAACTATGTTGTTGAACAGTGGATTGCTGAAAATGAAGTTGCTGTTGAGTCTGCACTACGTTCAGAACTAACAGAAGATTTCATTGGTGGTCTAAAGGCTCTATTTGCAGAACACTATATCGACATTCCAGAGGAATCAGTTCCAGTTGTGGAAGAACTATCTTCTACAGTTGAGGAACTTGAGGCAAAGCTAAACGAAGAAATTCAGCGTAACGTTGAACTAACATCAATGCTATCTGAATCTCGTAAGGGTGAATTGGTTGCCACCGTTTGTGAAGGTCTAACCGATACACAGGCAGAGAAGCTAAAGGCTCTTGCTGAAAGTGTCGAGTATACCGACGATGACCAGTTCATTGAAAAGATTTCAACACTGAAGGAAAGCTATTTCCCAGTTGCCGTTGAGAATACAAACGTTCTCGACCGTGTTGAGTCAGCCGACCCACAGGCTCTAACAGAGTCCACACTAGAAGGTCCAATGGCAAAATACGTAAAGGCTCTTGGTAAGTCGCTCCCAAGGTAATTTTTAACTATAGTTAAACATAGAAAGAAGGAAGTAAAAATGTATCTTACAGAATCCCTAGAGAAGAAGTGGTCACCAGTTCTTGACCACGAAGGTCTCTCATCAATTAAGGACTCATATCGTCGTGCTGTTACAGCCGTCGTTCTTGAGAACCAAGAAAAGGCAATGGCTGAGGAATCAAACGTCCTCAACGAAGCAGCCCCAACCAACTCAGGTGGCGGTCTTGGTGCAGGTACAAACATTGGTTCATACGATCCAATTCTTATCTCACTAGTTCGCCGTGCCCTACCAAACCTAATCGCTTATGACGTTTGTGGCGTTCAGCCAATGACCGGTCCAACCGGCCTTATCTTCGCTATGCGTTCACGTTATAAGTCAATGTCTGGTACAAATGCACCAGTAACCGGCTCAAACGAAGCCTTCTTCAATGAAGCCAATACTGCCTTCTCTGGTCAGAACAATGCTTTCGGTATCACCGAAGCTGGTTTCCACCCAGATGCCAACAATAACCCATTCGCTGACGCTACCCTATCTGGCGACTCATACCTTGTTAACAAGGGCATGACCACCGCTCAGGCAGAAGCCCTTGGCGATGCCGCTGGCAACATGTTCAACGAAATGGCCTTCTCAATCGATAAGGTTACTGTTACTGCTCGTAGCCGTGCGCTAAAGGCAGAATACACCACCGAACTTGCTCAGGATCTTAAGGCAATTCACGGCCTTGATGCTGAAACAGAACTAGCAAACATCCTATCAACTGAAATCCTAGCTGAAATCAATCGTGAGGTTATCCGCACAATTTACCGTTCAGCAACACTTGGTGCTCAGTATGGTGTTACAACTGCTGGTACTTTCGATCTTGACACCGACTCAAACGGTCGTTGGTCAGTTGAGAAGTTCAAGGGCCTAATCTTCCACATCGAAAGAGAAGCTAACGCTATCGCCAAGGCAACCCGTCGTGGCAAGGGTAACGTTCTGATCGTTTCTTCAGACGTTGCTTCAGCAATGGCAATGGCCGGTGTTCTTTCTTACACCCCAGCCCTTTCAGCCGATCTAACCGTTGACGACACTGGCAACACCTTCGTTGGTATGCTACATGGTCGTATCAAGGTTTACATCGACCCATACTTCGGTGGTTCAGAGAACGGCGACGAACTCGTAACCGTTGGTTATCGTGGTCAGTCTCCATTCGACGCTGGTCTATTCTACTGCCCATACGTTCCACTACAGATGGTCCGTGCAATCGGTCAGGATACCTTCCAGCCAAAGATTGGCTTCAAGACTCGTTACGGCATGGTTGCAAACCCATTTGCTACCACAGCTGGTGACGGTGTTGTTGGTACCCGCCAGACAGCCACACAGGCTAACAGATACTATCGTATCTTCCGTGTTCGCAACCTAACCTAATAAGATTAGGAAACGAATATCAAACTTAGAGAGAGGGCTCCGGCCCTCTCTTTTTTTGTGCGCTAAATATAGTATGGAGGACTATTATGGCACTCGAATCATTTGCTTCTAATGTACCACAAAACTCAAGTATTCTACAGCTAACACGATTTACGTTTATCATTCCTGATAAGCCATACCTAAAGTATTTCTGTCAGACTGTAGCATTACCAAGTGTGTCAACAGGCGAGGTGGCGGTTGCTACTCCATTCTCTAATACATACCGTCATGGTGATAAGCTAAACTATGAAGCATTGACCATTACCGCTATGGTCGATGAGGATCTAAAGGTGTGGCAGGAAACATATGACTGGCTAAGCAGTCTTACCAGACCATCATCATTTGATCAGTATCCAAGAAAGAGTTTAGGTGATAGAACTCCGCTTTACTTTGACGGCTATCTAACTGTCAATACCAATGCCAACAATCCTAACATTCGTTTCAAGTTCCATAACTGTCACCCAGTCAGTCTTGGTTCCATACAGTTCGACACCAAAACGGATGCGGATAACATTCCCACCTGCGACTTCACATTCCGTTACGATCTATTTGAAATAGAAAGGTTTTGACTTTTCAAAATCCATATGATATAATGAGACATAACTGAAAGGACTATATTATGTTAAAGGCTCCGGTAACACTTAATGACCTTATGAAAGAATGGTCACAAGATAAGATTGTTGACGGAACGGAACTTGAAAAAGAGATATTGAAGATTTCCTATTTGCATGGTAAGTATCTCAATATCATGTCTCACCATCGTGTTCTATTTCATAAAATGGAAGCGGACTATAAGATGATGAAAGGCCTGCGTGAGGACTACTATCAAGGTCACCTAACGAAGGAAGAGATGGAGGAGCGAGGATGGGAGCCTATCCAGCATGTTCTGACCAACCCTCAGGTAGCACGAAAGTTAGACACCGACAGCGAACTAAATAAACTGTTACTTAAACGTGTTGCTCACGGTGAGATTGTAGAATACTGTCAAGATGTTCTAAAGTCTCTAAACTCAAGGACATGGGACTTAGGTAACGTTATCAAGTATAGGCAACTGACGAAACAATAATGCATTTTGTTATTACCAATGCGAATGAATCCTATATCAAGGTTCAATGTGATGAAAGTGTAGCATGGGAACTCCGTGACGCCTTCTCATTTAGACCTCCAGGTTTTCAGTTTGTTCCTTCCTATAAGCAAAAGTTATGGGACGGATACTTGCGTCTATTTAACCCGCTATCACGGCAAATGTATCGTGGTCTCGCTCCGCAAGTCATGGAGTGGGCCAAGAAACGAGGCTATACATATGAGTATGCCGATGAAGATTATGACACATCATTCTCCGTAGAGGAAGCAAATGAGTATATCGAAAAACTCAACCCTAAACATATGCCGAGAGATTATCAGGTTAACTCTTTCGTCCATGCAATACGGTCTAAGCGTCGTATTGTGTTGTCTCCTACTGGTTCAGGCAAGTCTTTGCTTCTTTACCTGGTCTCTATGCGCCTGCTTACCAAAGGGAAGAGAGGTCTTATCATCGTTCCTCGGTCGGCCCTTGTAGAACAGTTATACTCTGACTTTGAGGACTATTCTACTAAGAATGGTAAAGACATGGAGAAGTATTGTCACCGTGTCTATTCAGGTAAAGATAAGGTATCTAACAAACCAATCATGATATCTACATGGCAGTCACTACAAAGAATGCCTAAAGAATACTTTGAACAGTTTGACTATGTTATATGTGACGAGGTGCACCAAGCGCAAGCCAAGTCACTAACAGAGATCGTGGGTAAATGCACCAAGGCAGAGTATCGTCTTGGTGTTACTGGTACACTTTCCGGTGCCAAAGCCCATGAATGGCAGTTGATAGGTCTTTTTGGTCAAATCTATAAGGCCACATCATCTGCCGAACTCATGGCTAAAAAGCAATTGGCAGAGTTAACCATTAAATGCCTATTGCTCAAGTATAGCGATGAGGAATGTCGGTATATGAAGTCTGCATCCTACAAAGATGAGATTGATTATATTGTCAGTAACAAGGAAAGAAACAACTTTATTTGTAACCTGGCATTATCATTAGAAGGCAATACGCTATTGATGTTCAACTTTGTTGAAAAGCATGGTAAAGTCTTGTATGAAATGCTGCAACAGAAGGTAAAGAATGGCCGAAAGGTGTTCTTTATACACGGAGGAACTGATGTCGAAGATAGAGAATCAATTCGTAAAATCATTGAAAGCGAGCAATCTGCCATTATTGTTGGGTCCGTTGGTGTTCTTAGCACTGGCACTAACATCGTGGCCTTGGATAACGTCATATTTGGATCTCCTTCCAAGTCCAAGATTCGTAACTTACAATCAATCGGTAGAGGCCTTCGGGTTAGTGAAACAAAAAAATCCGCCACCCTCTATGACATTGCCGACGACTTTAGCTGGAAGTCCAAAGAAAACTTTACCCTTAAACATTTCTTTGAACGAATCAAAACCTACAGCGAAGAACAGTTCAAGTTCAAAATCTACAAGATAAGCATGAAAGGTTAGATTATGGAAGATGTGCAACCATTAGCAAAGTTCATTCGTCTGACGAATGGTGATGACCTGATTGCTGATGTGGTGGAAACAGAGGATGAAGATGGAATACTATATACTATTTTCAATCCTCTGAGAGTTGTATATATAGATTCAGAGAGAGAAGGTTATACTGCTATAGCTTTTTCTCACTGGGTCTTTAGTGGACTATGTGAGCAACAGGAGTTTGTTATTCATGCGGAAGATGTCATGTTAATTGCCGACCTTTCCGAGAAGATGAACAAACACTATTGGGATTATCTTGAACGGGATAATGATATTAAAGAAAAGTCCCGAATGGATAAGATCAAAGAGGCTGCTGAATTAGGATATGATGAAGATTTGGATATGATTACGAAGAAAGTGTATCACTAATGGTTGACAAGAACAAGTATCTTGACCTTGACGGTGGTGATGACTTTGGATTCACATTTGATGATGAAAAGGATATCACACCGATTACCGACGAGGTAGCCGACCTCAAAGAACGGTTACAGGCTATCAGGAGAATATATCTTCCTTTACTACAGAACCTATCAAAGAATGCCGACCAACCTATCATCAAGTGGCCGGATCGTGGTCCTGTGCTTAAGAAGCAGATTGATAAACTGGTGATGCTAACGGAACCAGGATTTGATATTCCAGTTAAGTAGTTGCTTCGCAACTGTCTCGCTTCGCTCGACGGTTGCATTTGGTAGGCAGTTTACTTGGCTGGGGTGGTTACTGCAAAGCAGATTATACACAGATTCCGGAACCTGTCAAGCCATAAAATGCATTTGACAAAACTTTTTTTATGGTGTATAATGTGCAAAATCACAAAAGGGTGTATAGTATGGCCAAGAAGAAAAATCACTACGTAGATAACGAACGGTTTCTGGCAGAGATCAAAGAGTATAAGACTAAATGTAAAGAAGCCGAAGCTGCTGGCCGTGAGAAGCCCAGAGTATCGGAATACATCGGTAAGTGTATCTACCTTATTGCCGAGAACTTGGCACATAAGCCTCGTTTCATGAACTATTCCTATGTTGATGAGATGAAATCAGATGCTATCGAAAACTGCCTAATGTATTTTGATAACTTTGACTCTGACAAGTATAGCAACCCATTTGCCTATTTCACCCAGATCATCTATTATGCCTTCCATCGCCGTATCAACAAGGAAGAAAAGAATAGATATGTAATGTATAAGAAGTTCCAAGAAAGCGTTTTGGACTCCGTTGATGCAGGTCTCATGCTTGACAATGACGGCAATCATATGATACCGACCACTATGTATGATAACATTAATGACTTCATAGATAGGTTTGAGAAACGAGAAGAAGATAAGAAAGCCAAGCGCAAAGAGAAAAAAGAAGGACTTGAAAAGTTTGTAGGAGAGGATGATGAAGGAAGAGAATCAGTTTGATGTGCCATTTCAGGTGCAGACACTAATCACAACATTGAAAGACAAGAAGGAACGAGTCCATATTCGTGGCAACTATCGTATGCGATTAGACGGCATTCGTAAGGCCATTGATAAGGCTATTACTGATTATGATGTTGAGATGGGTACGGTTCCTTCCAAAACAAAGAAGGTACCGAGATAATGGATATAGATGATTTTGTCCAAGAGGTAGATCAGAATATAGAATGGTTCTGTGATAAGGTAGTTGAACCAGTTCCGCTTGATAAGCAAAGCAAGGAAAAGGTCATGAAGCGAATGATCAACCTTGGCTGGCTAAGGCAATCGGAATACGAGACTTACTTTGAAGCTACCAAAGAAGATTGACGAAATCATTTTTATGGTATATACTATATCATTGAACTTGATGATTGACTTTAAGGAATGGATATGGCAAAGATTGCGATGGTAACTGATACACATGCCGGGGTCAGAAATGACAACCCGGCATTTCAGTTGTATCAAAAGCGTTGTTGGAAATGGTTCTTTGATTATATTGACGAACATGATATCAAGAATATCATTCATCTTGGTGATATGTATGACCGCCGTAAGTATGTTAACTTCATGTCTGCCAAGCGCCTGCGTGAGGACTTCTTTGAGCCTTTAGCCGAACGAAACATTGAAACTCATATCATCGTCGGCAATCATGACATGTATTATAAAGATACTCACGAGGTCAATGCCCTTGAGGAAGTGGTGCGTGGTAAGTATGAGAATGTTCATATTCATTCTGTTCCACAAGTAATCAATCTTGGTGGTATCGACATTCAAGTTATCCCCTGGATTACAGAAAGTAACAAGGCGGCGGCTATCGAGGCCATCACAAAGCCTAAGACCTCTATTCTTATGGGTCACCTTGAGTTGCAAGGTTTCACCATGCATAAAGGACAAATCTCTGACCACGGAATGGATCGTAATGTATTTGATAAGTTTGATAAGGTTTTCTCAGGTCACTATCATCACCGTAGCACTATTGGTAATGTATCCTATATTGGCGCTTTTGGCGAATACACTTGGGCTGATTATAACGATCCCCGAGGTTTTTCGGTCCTTGACACGGAAACTTCCGTTTTAGAGTTCATTCAAAGTCCTTATCGTATGTTTAGGATTGTTAAGTATGATGATGTTGCTGATGAGAACATTGTAGAGAAGATTCAGAAAACAGATTTTAGCAAGTTTAAAGACTGTTACATCAAGTTGGTTGTCGTCAATAAGTCTAATCCTTATGCGTTTGATTTGTTGTTTGACTCCATGTATAAAGCAGGACCTCTGGACATTCAGATTGTAGAGGATGCTTCCGTTCTTATTGAAAGTGAAGAGGATTTGGAGGTAGATGAAGCCGAAGATACTGCCACTATCCTTCGCAAGTATGTTTCAGGACTTACTTTGCCTGTTGATAGTGATAGGATGAAAGATTTTATGATAGATATATATAATGAGGCCCTACAAGTTGAAACTGTATAGAGAGGTTTGATATGATTAAAAAACATGCGCCTTGGTTACTGTTCATTCTCGTTGCCATTGGTTTGGTAGGAATGATTTGGAGTGAACCAAGGAAAAATGCGATTAGTGAAATCGGTTACTCTGACTTTATTGCTCAGGTAGATGCCGGTAGAGTTCATGATGTTACTATCATGGGTTCCGAAATTCACGGTCACTATATGGATAACAGAACGTTTACGACGACTGTTACAGGTGTTGGTGGTCTACTACCAAGACTTGAAGCCCATAAGGTTAACATTACAGTTAAAGAAGAAGGACAGAATGGCTTTTGGCTAAGTCTGTTTATCAATCTTCTTCCTGTCTTCCTGTTCTTTGGTCTATGGCTTATGCTATCACGCCGTGCTGGTGGTGCTGGCGGTGGTGTCATGGGTCTTGGTAAGTCAAAGGCAAAACTACTTACAGAAAGTCAGACAAAGATTACTTTTGATGATGTTGCTGGTGTAGATCATGCCAAGGAAGATTTAGAAGAGGTTGTGGAGTTTCTACAGGACCCACATAAGTTTGAACGCCTTGGTGGTAAAATTCCAAAGGGTGTATTGCTCGTTGGTCCTCCTGGTACTGGTAAGACATTGCTTGCTCGTGCCGTTGCAGGTGAAGCAAATGTTCCCTTTTTCTCTATCTCTGGTTCAGACTTCGTTGAGATGTTTGTTGGTGTTGGTGCCAGCCGTGTCCGTGATATGTTTGAACAGGCAAAGAAGAACGCACCATGCATTATCTTCATTGACGAAATCGATGCCGTTGGTCGTTCAAGAGCAAATGGTATTTCAGGTAACGATGAAAGAGACCAGACACTAAACGCTATGCTCGTTGAAATGGATGGCTTTGAATCAAACGAAGGCATCATTATCATTGCAGCAACTAACCGTGCTGATGTCCTTGATAAAGCATTGCTACGTCCTGGTCGTTTCGATAGACAGGTTCAGGTACCTAATCCTGACTTTGTTGGTCGTGAAAAGATTTTGAAAGTTCACACTCGCAAGGTGCCAATCGGTCCTGATGTTGATCTAAAAACAGTTGCAAAGGGAACACCTGGTTTCTCTGGTGCTGACCTTGCCAATCTTGTTAATGAAGCGGCTCTATTGGCAGCAAGACGTTCGAAGCGTATTGTTACTAAGACAGAGTTCGAAGATGCTCGTGATAAGATCCTAATGGGTCCAGAGCGCCGTTCATTGATGATGACTGATGAAGAAAAGTCAATGACAGCCTATCATGAAGCTGGTCATGCCCTTGTATCTCTTAACATGCCTGGTTCTGTTCCAATCCATAAGGCTACAATCATTCCACGTGGTCGTGCCCTTGGTATGGTTCAGTCTCTACCAGAGCGAGATAAAATCTCCATGCACTATGATGAGATGATTGCCCAGCTTGCAATGGCTATGGGTGGTCGTGTTGCCGAAGAAGTGATTTTTGGTGATGACAAGGTATCATCTGGTGCGTCTGGTGATATCCAACAGGCCACATCACTTGCTCGTGCAATGGTTACCGAATACGGTTTCTCTCCTGTTCTTGGTAGAATGGCATATACAACTCCTAATGCTGATATGTTCCATGCACCTAAGGTCGCAGAAGAAACACAAAAGGTAGTTGATATGGAAATCAAGCGTCTTGTTGAGGAAGGATATCAGACTGCAAAGAAAATCCTCACCGATAAGAAAAATGATCTTGACACATTAGCTAAAGGTCTGATAGAATATGAAACTCTATCAGGTGACGAAATCAAGGATCTGTTAGAAGGTAAAGTTCCAACAAGAGATTATTGATGCTAACTTTTCATTATGTCAAGTGGAAGAACTTTCTGTCCGCCGGTAATCAGTGGACAGAAATCTCTTTAGATACTCACAAGAATACCCTTATTATGGGACACAATGGGTCGGGGAAGTCAACCTTCCTCGACGCATTGACTTTTGCTTTGTTCGGCAAGCCGTTTCGTAAGGTGAGCAAGGGTAATGTGGTCAACTCTATCAACAATAAGAACTGTGCGGTAGAGATTGAGTTTACTATAAACAACAAAAAGTATAAAGTCATCCGTGGTGTCAAACCTAATGTGTTTGAAATCTACTGTGAAGGTGCAATGGTCAATCAAGATGCATCTGTTAAAGACTATCAAGATCACCTTGAAAAGTTCATTCTTAAGATGAACTATAAGTCCTTTACACAGATTGTTATTCTTGGTTCGGCCTCATTCACTCCGTTCATGCAGTTATCACCTAACGACCGTCGTGCCGTTATTGAGGAGTTGCTGGACATTCAAATCTTTTCTGCTATGTCAACGGTAGCCAAGAACCGCCTTCAATTGAACAAAGAAGGTTTGGAGAAGAACCGCATTGTATTGACAAGCAAGGAAGAGAATAAGACTTACATTGAACAGACATTAGAATCCTTACGTGCTAACAGTGAGGAGAAGCTAAAAGAACTTGAAGCAAAGCGCCGGCAGTTGGAAGAAGATGAAGTAGCAGGTGCCCAAGAGGTTCAGCGTCATCAGCATTTCCTTGATAAGACGTTAGAAAAAGATATAGACCTCACACCACTAAAGTCTAAGCATTCCAAACTCATTGGTTTCAAGGCCAAGATGGAGAACAATGTTGAACGTTTACGCAAAGATAATTCGTTCTTTGAGGAGAATGATACTTGTCCTACTTGCCGGCAAACTATTGGAGAATCATTCAAGAGTGAGACGGTATCAACTAACACTAAAAAGATTACAGAGATCGAGGACGGACTAAATAAAGTTACCGACCAGATAGACTTGGTTCTATCAGACATAGAGAAAATTGATGAAGTTCTCACAAAGATCAACGAACTTAAAATGGGTCTTTCATCTGCTAAGTCTTCCTATAACCATATTGCTAATAATCTGCGTCAAGTTGTTGAGCAGATTGAATCCTTCATGGGCTCAGATAAAACCACCCAAGAGTCAGAACGACAACTCGAAACAGTTCAACATGATATTTCCACCCTCCAAGCGGAGAAGGAGGCCCTTTTAGATGAGCGACAATATATTGATCTCGCCACGACCTTACTTAAGGATGGTGGTATCAAAACGAAAATCATCAAGCAGTATCTTCCAATTATCAACAAGCACATCAACAAGTATCTTGCCAAACTGGGTTTCTTTGTCAACTTTAATATCAATGAGTCCTTCGAAGAATCCATCAAGTCAAGATACAGGGACGAGTTTTCATACCATAACTTTTCAGAGGGAGAGAAACTTCGAATCGATCTAGCAATCCTTCTAACATGGAGACAGATTGCTAAACTCAAGAATAGTGTGAATGTTAATATCTTGGTGTTCGATGAAATCCTAGATCGTGCTATGGACACCAGCGGTATTGATGAGTTCATTCGTATCATGTGGGATCTTGGTCATGAAGGCACCAATGTCTTTGTTATCTCTCATAAAGATACAATGGTTGATAAGTTCCAAAGAACACTACAGTTCCAGAAAGTTAAAAACTTTAGTATCATGACAAAGGATGAATAGTATGATTACCTACGTTTATAACACACAGTATGGTTACCAGTCATATAACGTTGATAGCCTATGGCAGGGACTATCACAAATGGGTTGGTAATGAACTTCCTTTTCTATCAAGCATGGACTAACAAAAGAGTCAATAGAATTGTTGATATCTTTGGTGCAAGTTGGTTCAATGACAAAACTGTTCTTGAGTTAGGAGCGGCACACGGTGATATCGGTATTGAGTTGTTAAAACTTGGTGCCGATGTTACCTTTTCCGATGTTCGCTATGAACACCTGAATAGTATTGGTGATAAGTTAAACGAGTTTGCTTTTATGCCAAAGGCCCAACTTATCGACCAAAACAAGCCATATGAAATGGGTAAAAAGTTTGATTTGGTTCTACACCTTGGTGTCTTGTATCATATCGAAAACTGGAAACAGGACTTAGAATGTGCCCTCAATCATACCAACACCATGATACTTGAAACAATGGTATCTCCATCAAAAGTAACAGATCATCCGATATACGGCACCTATAAGTGTAAGAGTCCTAACTTAACGCAAGAGTTAATAGAAGGTCATCTTACCGATCTTGGTTGTAAGTTCATTCGTTATGATACGGCAGAACTTGATTCGGTCGGACAATGGTTGCAGCCTGATATCAAAAACAACCACTTCTATAGTTGGAATGAAAACTGGATTCCGATAAAACATCCAAATCCAAAGGACATGAACCACTATAGAAGATTTTGGCTTGTTCTAAGATGATACTTGAAATAGGTACAACCAAAATACTTAAGACAAGTTATCCTACCAATGAGTTATATGAAACTGTAATAGACAAGATCAAAGGCATAACAAGTCAGCCCAATAACTTTCCTGGCTTCATTGCTAATGGTAGTTGCTCGTTTCATAACAAAGACGGTGATGGTAGAAAGCTATATGAATGGGAAGAGTTTAAAGACTTTATACCGTTTCTTAAACAGAATGTTAGAGATTACCTTGAAAGTATCTCTATACAGGAACAGGATGCTCCGATAGCAGGCATGTGGGCCAACAGATACCCACCTGGAACATTTGTAGCAAGGCATAATCACAATGACCTGAATAGGCATAAGTCTTTAATCATTGGCGCTCTCTTTTACCTAAAGACACAAAGGAACGCTGGTGAATTAGTCATTGACATTCCGAACTATGGCGAGTATAATGTCAGTATGAATGAAGGTGACATTGTGATATTCCAATCCTCATTAGACCACTGGACTACACCAAACAACAGTGACAATGATAAGTATGTTATCGGATTGGAACTTGTCGTTGGTATGGAAGGAAAGAAGTTAGATGAAATTTAGTTATGAGTTTGTCCTTGAATGGTTATCGACAGCACTCGTTATCATTGGTGCCTGTCTAACCGCATGGAATATCTACCCAACCAACATCATGTTCCAGTTTGTAGGTAACGTTGGTTGGTTTGTTGTTGGTTATATGTGGCGCAAGTGGTCTCTAATGACCATTCAAGCGGTGATCAGTGTAATCTATATTGTCGGTCTAATCTCGAAAGGATACATTCTATGAGGTACAATCACTGGTTTTGGAACTCCTCGTTTATGAATTGTGTGGCTCGTTTTATTGTTAATGCCAACAACTTCATCTGGAGTAAGCAGTATGGAAAAAATTGATCCTCATAAGACACACAACTACTCACATGAGCAGATTATAAAGTTTGCTTACACACAGGAACTATATCATATCAAGAACCCAAAGTATGATAACGTCCGTGAGATACTTGAACAGTTTATGCAGGAACGAGTAAAAGAAATCACACAACGATGGAAATAAGAAAGAACTTCGAAACATTCAAGTCTGGTGATGTTGTAAGACTCAAACCAGGCTTTCCTTATGTCAGTCGTGACCTTCTTACAGACGAGATATATATTATAGAGAAGATGATAGCCGATGCTGGTGTTGTGACGTTGAAAGGTATGCCTTACAACAAAACATTCCCTGATGACGCATTTGAACTAATACATAATGGAGATATGAGTGGCAAAGAGCAATGAAGAACTTGAATCCGTTGAACGCCAGTGGGATCAGTTTAAAGAAACATTTGAGGCACCGGATGCCTTAACCGATGACGAACTAAAAGCTGCCGTCATCGAGGACCTTACCAATGTGTCCAAGATGACGGTAGAAGAATATACACTTTATCAAAAGTGGCTTGAGGTTCATATCAAGTATCCTACCGAATACAACGCCATGTATGATGAGTATGTCCTCAGTGATGGCTATCAAGAAACTGAAATCAATGCTATCAAGAATAACATCTGGATTCCAGAACAGCCTGACGATTATCTAAATCTAAAGCCAGAGTTGATCTATGCTCCTGAAAAGAATCAGCAGAGCACCTGGAACACCATCCGTGACTTCACTTCCACAATGAAGAATAACTCCAACATCGGACGTAATCTATCTTACATTGTGGCTGATTCGGTTTCAGGTAAGTACCTGGGTGTTATCTGTATCTCCTCTGACTTCCTCGATCTAACGCCACGAGATAAGTATATCGGCTGGGATCGTGATGTTAAGACCAATCAAGGCATGATCAATCATACCGCTATTGGTTCTACGATTGTTCCATTACAGCCGCTTGGCTTCAACTATGTTGGTGGTAAACTACTGGCATTGATGTGCCTCACTGATAAGGTGCAGGAAGATTGGAAGAAGCAGTATGGTGACACTCTCGTTGGTGTTACTACCACTTCTCTATATGGCCAGAAGAAGGCTGGCGGACTTTCACAGTATGATAATCTGAAACATTGGAAGAAGATGGGTTACACCAGCGGCTCCGTGTCATACGAAACGAGAAAGCCAACTGTAAAGTTAATGCTTGATTGGTTGAAGAAGAACCATACAAGAAAGTATTTTGAATGGTACATTGCCAAGAACCTTGATGGCATGCCTTACAAGCGTGATCATAAGAACCGTTCTTATACTTTCATCTATTCTACACTGGACATTCCAAAGGACCTTATTCGTTCCGAACATGCTCGTGGTATCTATTTCAGTCCTTTGTATAACAACACCAATGAGTTTCTTCGTAAGGAAATCACCGAAGATAAACTTGACAAGTCTTTCGATACCAGCTATGATTACCTGGTAAATCTGTGGAAGGAAAAGTATGTAGCAAGACGGATTCGTTCCTTGAATGAACGAGGTTCCTTCTCTACCGAAACTCTATTCTACGATGACCTAATCTACATGGATTGGGAAGAAACGAAAGACAAATATCTATCTCAAGTTGGAAGATAAAATGGCACACTATGATTTGACAAGTGGTAATGTGGTGTTAACGGAACATGATGTTGCTGAAAAAATCTTTGATCGTCTCGATGAAAAGGAGTTTGTTGAGGTTGTCAGTGATACTACTGAAACTGGTGTAACACTTGATATTCCAATGACAGAACTTCCTGATACACCAGGTCTTTATCTTATCTATCATAAAGGTGACTTTAACCAGTATGAATGTATGTATGCTGGTGAAGGTAACATCCGATATAGAGTGTATAGATTTGAGAAAGAACTTGCTGATAAGTCCAGAGAAGATGAAGGTCATTCTGCTGCAAAGAAAGTTAGACGCACTGGATTCATTCGTCATGGTGATCCTGTTTATGTAAAGTATATCACAAAAGCAGAACGTGATTCGGTCGTGGTTGATACACTTTGTAAATATCTACGATTGAAAAACATTGATGAACATATCGCCCATATCGCAGGCGCCAAGTTTAACAAGAGGGTGAAAAAGGCATGAAATATACTCCGACATACTTTGACTTTGATACGTTAAAGCACCACGAGTCCATTGCGGAAATATTCCTTTTAGTGGCTGGTGTTTACATTATCATCTATTCCGTAGCGTGGATCTTGAGTAAACTACCCGTAAGTGATTGATCCTAAACGGACTTGACAAAACGGTCCGGATTTGCTATACTTATGAAAATCGTGAAAGGATTCATATGTCTGACAAGTCTCTCCTGGCAAAACTTCTCGCCACTGAAAACATTACCATCCAGCGTAACCCGTCTCTTAAGACTGCCATGTTTGATCTTAAGAACCGTGTCCTTATGCTTCCCGTGTGGCAGGGTATCTCTAATGACCTGGAAGATTTGCTTCTGGTTCATGAGACTGGTCATGCCCTTGATACTCCCGAAGCGGAAGTATATAAGCAAACGGCTGACGATATTGCCGCTAAAGTTTTCCCTGGTGAAAAAGTTACCGAGGCTCTCCGTCGTACCGTTCAAGGCTTCTTGAATGTTATTGAGGATGCCCGTATCGATAAGCGTCAAAAGCGCCGTTATCCTGGCTGCCGTCGTAACTATCTTATTGGTTACAAGGAACTTGCCGAACGTGACTTCTTCGGCACGGCTAAACGTGATATCAATACTATGAACTTTATTGACCGCTTGAATATGTATTTCAAGGGTGGTAGCGTTCATATGAACTTGACTTTCTCTCCCGAAGAAAAGGTTATGCTTCGCAAGGTTGAACTTGCTGAAACTTGGGCAGAGGTTGTTTCTATTACAGAAGAAATCTATACCTACTGTAAGAAGAAACTCGAAGAACAAAATGAAATGGCTCTTACCTTAACCGCAGGAGAAGATGAAGATGCTGACATTGATGGTGATGGTGACGGTGATGAATATGACGATGAAGGTGATGGTGACGAATATGGTGAAAGCCAAGGTCTAAATCCTGGTGAAGGTGATATCAACGGCTCGGCTCATGCTGGCAAAGGTGCTGGCCCTGCCGACCGTCCGATCAATGCACCTCGTTCTGAAACGGACGATAACTGGCAGCGTAAGTCGGAAGAGATTGTTAAGAACGAAAACTCCACTTTCGTTTATGTAACAATGCCGACTGTCAATTGGGACAAAGCAATCAATGACTTTAAGGTTGTCCTTAAAGATTGGCGTGAGGAACTTGCTGGCCTTCGCCGTGATGCTTATGGTCGTGGCCTTAATCAAGAGTATTATGCTCTTGCTCGTAAAGATATGATGGAATGGAAAACGAAAGAAAAAGATTCCATCTCCTTCATGGTCAAGGAGTTTGAACAGCGTAAGGCTGCCGAACTTTATGCTCGTATCAATGTGGCTAAAACTGGTGTTATCGATACCAATAAACTACATTCTTACAAGTATAATGACGATATCTTCCGCCGTTTGTCGGTTATCCCGAAAGGTAAGAACCACGGCTTTGTGATGTTCATTGACTGGTCTGGTTCAATGCATTACACTCTGAAAGAAACCATGAAACAGTTGTTCTCCCTTTGCTTGTTCTGCAAACAAATCGGAGTGCCTTTCGAGGTGTATGGCTTCAAAGATTGTGGTGGTGACAATCCTTTTAGCTATATCGGTAAACAGAATGTCATCAAAGGTGACCGTGTGGTTCTTCGCAACTTCCTTTCTTCTCGTATGAACACGGAAGAAATGAACTTTGCAATGTCCTTCCTTTGGGCTGCTGGTTGTGGTATTTACCTACAGTCTGATGGTATGGGTGGTACGCCTCTTAATGATGCTATCATGATTGCACCTAAAGTTGTTCGTGACTTTACGGAACGCCATAAGTTGGAAATCACCAATGTCGTTTGGCTGACTGACGGTGATTCCAATGGTGCGAACGGTATTGAACATTCGACCGAACCTCGCAACTATACCAAAGGTCATAACACTCGGTACTTTTATGTGGATCCCAATACTAACAAAACGTATGATTGGTATCCTCATCTTTGGTATCATACCCGTGACAACACCAATACGTTGCTCCGTATCCTGAAAGATAGCACTGGTTGTAACCTTGTCGGTTTCTTCCTGTATGAGTATAACAACTTTAAACGTATCGATAATGACTTTAATGTTGCTAACGGTAACCCAGAGGCATTCCTCAAAGCCCGCAAGTTCTGGTCAGATAACAAGTTCTATCCTGTCAAGAGTGCCGGCTATGATGAATATTACATTATCAATACGACGGCTATGCGTGATACGGATAACGATTTGGAAATCGACAATAGCGGTACCAAAAAGATGACCACTAAAAAGATGGCAGCGGCCTTCTCCAAGTTTGCCGCTAAAAAGACTGTCAACCGTGTCCTTCTCCGCAACTTTGTGGAACGGATCGCTGGTCATTCTAAGAAAGTAGCGTAAAAACAATGACTTACCGGGTGGTTGACAAAGCCACCCGGTTATGCTATACTCCGTATATAATGATGATTCAGTGAAAGGAAACATTATGGCTAAGCGTATTGATCGTACCGAGTTCCTCGATAAGGTTCGTTTCGAGTTCGGTGCTATTCGTGAAATCACCCGTCCGCAAGTCCTTGACATTTGCGAAAAGTATAATCTTGACCGTCCTAACTGGCTGCTAAATGATACGACCCGTCGTATTGGTCGTGGCGTTTATGCTATGTTTGAAAATGGCACTAACCCTAAGGCAACTGCCAAACCTGTTGCTAAGGCTCCGAAACTGGCTCCCGTTGAGTCGGCTGTTACTGTGGCAATGGTTGCTCCGTCTGTTCTTTCGCATAATGCGGAACTTTCTCTTGTACCTGAAAAGGCTACTGGTTATGTGCCGTTCGGTAACTTTGCAGACGTTCGTTCTATTATCAAGTCTCGTAAGTTTTATCCCGCTTATATCACTGGTCTTTCTGGTAACGGTAAAACTATGATGATTGAGCAGGTTTGCGCTCAAGAAAAGCGTGAACTGGTTCGTGTTAATATCACGATTGAAACCGACGAAGATGACTTGATCGGTGGTTTCCGCCTTGTTAATGGTGAAACTGTGTGGCAGGATGGTCCTGTTATCACTGCCATGAACCGTGGTGCCGTTCTTCTTCTTGATGAAGTAGATCTTGGTTCTAATAAGATGATGTGTCTACAGCCTGTCCTTGAAGGCAAGGCTGTCTATCTTAAAAAGACTAATCGTGTGGTTCATCCTGCCGCTGGCTTCAATGTCATTGCTACTGCTAACACTAAAGGCAAAGGCTCTGATGATGGTCGTTTCATCGGTACCAATGTTATGAATGAAGCGTTCCTCGAACGTTTCTCCATTACAATGGAACAGGAATATCCGTCTGCTAAGATCGAGTCAAAGATCCTTAACAATGTCCTTGGTTCTTCTGGTATTGAAGCCACTGACTTTGTTGACAAGTTGGTTACTTGGGCAGATGTTATTCGCAAGTCCTTCTATGAAGGCGCTTTGTCTGAAATCATCTCCACTCGCCGTCTTGTCCACATTTGTGAGGCATATGGCATCTTTGGCCAGAATAAGGTCAAGGCTATCGAACTTTGTCTAAACCGTTTTGATGTGGATACAAAAAATGCCTTCATGGAACTTTACAAGAAAGTGGACGAAACGGTTGATCCGGCTCCTGTGGCTGAACAGGCGAGTGCCGAAGATACTGTTGAGGTAGCTTTCTAAGTAACACAAGAATACCCGTGTATAATAAAATGATGCTGGTGGTTATACACGGGTCCTTTCCTTTCACGACCACCAGCATCAACAACCTTGAAATGGAGTTAATATATTATGGCTACACCACGTAAGACCCAGATGGAAAAGATTGAAAACGTTCTACGCCGCTACAATGCTGGCGCCGGCGTTACTGCTGACAAGATTGCTAACATTGCCCGTGTTCCACGTGCCAACGTTTCAAAGCGTGTTGCGGATCTACGTAGCTGGGGCTATACCATTTACACCAACTACCGTGATGTTGATGGTAAGCGTACCGCTTTCTATCGCTTTGCTGGTTAATAGGTAAAAAGTAAGCTATATAAAAGCGTAGGGGCAGTTTTGCTCCTGCGCTTTTCGTGTATGGAGAATAATATGGAAATCAAAATCTCTACGGATGATTTGAGAAAGAAAAAGTTATTTGTTGCTACACCATGCTACGGTGGCCAGTGCCTTGGACTTTATGCCAAAGCATGTCTTGACCTTCAAGCTATTTGTATCCAGTATGGCATTGAATGCCGCTTTTCATTCATCTTTAATGAGTCACTAATCACAAGAGCCAGAAACTATCTTGTTGATGAGTTTCTACGTTCAGGCTGCACCCATCTTCTATTCATCGACGCCGATATCAACTTCAATCCACAGGATGTTCTCGCACTCCTCGCTCTTGATAAAGATATCATAGGCGGCCCTTATCCAAAGAAGTCAATCAACTGGTCAAACATCGTCAATGCTATCCAGAAAAATAGCACGATTGATGGTGATAAGATCAAGCTACGTGATGGCTTTAATCCAGGCGAACTTGACCAGATTACTGGTGACTTCGTTTTCAATCCTGTTCCTGGCACAACATCATTCAAAGTAACCGAACCAGTTGAGGTTATGGAGATTGGTACCGGTTACATGATGGTCAAGCGTGAAGTTTTCGAGAAGTTCAAGGAAGCATATCCTGAATTGAACTATAAGCCAGATCATGTTGGTCAGGCTAACTTTGATGGCTCACGTTACATTCATGCTTACTTTGATACTGTCATTGATCCTGAATCCCATCGTTATCTTTCAGAGGATTATATGTTCTGTCAGTGGTCAAGAAAGATCGGTATTAAGATTTGGCTATGCCCATGGATGAAAACAACTCACGTTGGAACATACGGCTTCCAAGGTGATCTTCCTGCCGTTGCCGCTTTGAGTGGAAATCTACGATGATTATAGGCCTTGTCGGGTACATTGGATCCGGCAAGGGCACCGTTGGTGACATATTGGTGAGAGATCACCAATACACCAAGTTTGCTTTTGCTGATGCTCTTAAAGATGCTGTGTCACAAATCTTTTTGTGGCCACGTGGCCTTTTAGAAGGTGATAGTAATGCCTCACGGACATTCCGTGAGAAGATTGATCCTTGGTGGTCACACAAGTTTGGTTATGAGGTTACACCTCGTCTCATTCTGCAAAGGATGGGCACCGAAGCCTGTCGGCATGGAATTGCGGATAACATCTGGATCGCCGCCTTAGAAAAGCGCATACAAGGATATGAGAATGTGGTTATATCCGATGTGCGTTTTCCAAACGAAATCGATTTTGTTCGAAGTGCCGGCGGTGTCATCATTCGAGTGAAACGTGGTGAAGATCCAACTCCTGAAAAGTTGACCACTCTACATGTTTCAGAAACGGCTTGGAACTCATATGAGCCAGATTATACCGTAACTAACGATGGAACAATAGATGAGTTAAAAGAAAAGATAAAACTTACATTGACAAACGCTGAAAAACCTCGTACCATCTTTCATCATCCAGTTTGATAACAAGGAGTATATAATGAAACTAAGTGAGAATACCTTGACAGTCCTTAAGAACTTTGCCTCGATTAACAGTGGTGTTGTTCTTAATCCAGGAAAAACGCAAAAGACAATCTCTCCTGAAAAGTCCATCCTCGTTGAGGCAACTCTTGAGGACAACATCCCAACCGAGTTTGGTATCTATGATCTAAACCAGTTTCTCGGCATCTTTACCTTTTTAAAGAATCCGGAAATCACCTTCAATGATAACATGGTTGTTCTTGATGATGGTGAATTGAAGTTCACCTTCCGTGGCTGTTCAACAAACCTAATCATCAAGCCACCAGAGAAGCAGCTTGTTCTAAAAGATATCACGACCAAGTTCTCTCTTGCTAATGCCACTTCACAGAAGCTAATCCGCATTGCTACACTAAGCAGCCTTCCAAACCTATCAGTCGTTGGTAAGGACGGTGACTTGCTTCTCAAGATCCATGAGAAGGCAAACGATACATCTAACGATGGTGTTCAGAAGATTGGCGACTATGCTGGTAAGGACTTTATTGCCACATTCAAGACTGAAAACCTCAAGCTACTTCCTGATGATTACAATGTTGAGATTCAGGCTGGCGCATTTGCCAAGTTTGTCAATGTCAATAACAACCTAACATACTTCATTGCTTTGGAGACCAAATAATGGATAAAGTCATGATTGGTTTGTTGACTTTGTTGTTTGTTCTTATTGGAGCAGACATTTACAACAAAGTATATCATTGGAACAAGTGTAAAGATGCTGGCGGTGTTTATGTAACAAACACAGTCTGTATTAATCCTTCAGCAGTTATCGAGGTGAACTAATGAGTATGATTGGACATAACCAGCAGCAGCGTTCGGTTCAGGGTCTTACCGAAGAAGATCGTAAGACACTACGCAAGGCAGTTATGGAGATGAATGACTCCATGACCCGTGTTGGCGCCGAGCGTGAACTACAGAAAGAAACTACCAATGAGGTATGCGATAAGTTAGGCATCGATAAGAAGCTATTCCGTCGCATGTCTCGTGCCTACTTTAAGGCTAACTTCAAGGACGAGGTTCAGGAGAACACCGACTTTGAGGAGTTCTATTCAACCGTAATGGAAAAGACCGCTCTATGAGTGATCTCGGCGATATGCTTGCCTACCACATTGGAAAGACTATAATAGCACTGGTACTTACCGCTGCTATTGTCTGTGGTGGTATCGGATTCTTGATAGGGAAGTTTTTATGAGTGAATTTTTATATGTTGAGAAATACCGTCCTCACAAGATTGAGGACTGTATTCTACCTGATCGACTCAAAAAGGTCTTTCAGGAGTATGTGACAGAGGGTAACATCCCTAATCTGATGTTAACTGGTACGGCAGGCTGTGGCAAAACCACAGTCGCCAAAGCCATGTGTGAAGAAATCGGTTGTAACTTTCTATTCATCAATAGTTCTGATGAAAGAGGTATCGATATGCTTCGCACCAAGATCAAAGGCTATGCTTCTACAGTTTCATTGACTGGTGGTCGTAAGGTTATCATCCTTGATGAGGCTGACTATCTTACACCAGAAGCACAGGCGGGGTTGCGTGGTGCAATCGAGGAGTTTTCTGAAAACTGTTCTTTCATTTTCACCTGCAACTTTAAGGCTCGTCTGATTGACGCCCTGCACTCTCGCTGTTCCGTTGTTGACTTCGCACTAAAAGGTGATGAGAAGGCCAAGATGGCAGCGCAGATGTTTAAACGCCTGTCACACATTCTAACCGAAGAAGGCATTACATATGACAAAGATGTATTGGGTAAGATCGTTCAACGCTATTTCCCAGACTATCGTAGGACTCTTAACGAGTTACAAAGGTATTCTACTTCTGGAAACATTGATGCTGGTGTTCTTAGTCAAGTTGAATCAGTAAGAAAACTTGATGACCTAATCAAGTCTCTTAAAGATAAAGACTTTTCAACCATGCGTAAGTGGGTTGTTAATAACTCTGACATTGACCAGAGCCGTATCTTTAGATCAATCTATGATAATCTTTGTGTGTATCTAAAGCCCGAGAGTGTGCCAATGGCTGTGGTTACTCTCGCCAAGTATCAGTATCAAGCGGCCTTCGTGGCTGATCAAGAGTTGAACTTGGTTGCCTGTCTAACTGAATTGATGGTAGAATGTGAGGTGAAGTAATGGATGTGTTTCGTGATTTGATTCCATCCATTCTTCAAACAAAGAAGAACGTTCTTGAAAACGACAAGGACTATCCAGCTTTCGTGGTGAACCGGGCTCTCTCGTTTCACTACGATTGCGTTCTTCAAGCAAACGAGATGAATAAGAATCCTGGTTTGCCTGCTACCCTTCAATACCAGTATTTGCTAAATACCGTCAGAGGCTATAAAAGGCCTTTTCGTAAATGGGAGAAGCGTGAGACCATTGATGACTTAGATGCCATTAAAGAGTATTATAACTACTCTGATGAAAAGGCAAGAGAAGCATTGGTTTTACTGAACGCTGCCCAGATCGAAACAATAAGAAAAGCAATCGATAAAGGTGGCACAAATGACAGTAAACCTAGACGAGTTCGTGGAAGTTAAACTTCCGGACCCTCAGGCCTTCTTAAAAGTGAAAGAGACTCTAACCCGTATTGGTGTGGCGTCCAAGAAAGACAAGACTCTTTATCAGTCATGTCATATCCTTCATAAGCAAGGCCACTATTACCTTGTTCATTTCAAAGAAATGTTCATGCTTGACGGTAAGCCAACTGACTTCTCCGAAGAAGATCGTGGTCGTAGAAACACCATCGCCAATCTGTTAGCAGAATGGGGACTGGTAACTCTCGTTAACCCTGGCAAATCAGAAGAACCACTAACACCACTTAACCGTATTAAGATTATCTCTTATGGTGAAAAGAGTGAATGGAATCTGGTTGCTAAGTATTCTTTAGGTAAGAAGCGTTTTTCAGATACAGAATAAGAAAGTGAGTTCGTTATGACAGTATTGAAGATATGGAAAACCCACCGTGATGTTAAGATTCCTAAACATCAAACGGCCCAGTCCGCTTGTTTTGACTTAGCCTTTCAGTCCGCAGGAAAGAATAGCTATAAGGGTTATTCTCATATGAATAAGCCCTTCTCCAGAGAGTTAAAGGATCGACTTACCATCGCTCCAGGTGAGAGGGCGCTCATTCCAACGGGGTGTATCATGGATATACCAGAAGGCTTCTCCGTGCGTCTCCATGCTCGTTCCGGAACGTCTCTAAAACAGGGCCTCGTCCTTGCTAATGCCGAGGGTGTGATTGATTCCGACTATGTTGAGGAAGTCTTTGTCATTCTACACAATATCTCCGGCAACGCTGTAACGATTGAGAACGGTGACCGTATCGCCCAGGCGGAACTGGTTGTCAATATCATCTACAATGTGGAAGAAACTCCCGCACGACCATTGCCCAAGACCAACCGAGCAGGTGGATTTGGCTCAACTGGTATCAAGAATGAACATAACATGGTCGTTATAAATATTCCAGAAACAACAGAGGTCAAGGTTGAAGAACCTGCACCTGTTAAACGTGGTAGAGGTAGACCAAGAAAGAATGCCTAAAGCCCATAGAGTTGGTGATCAAAGAATGTGTGGTGCCGTTACGACAAGTGCTGGCACCAACACAAACGTTTTTGTTAACGGTCAACTGGCATCCGTTGTTGGTGACCTTGACAGTCACAATAATCTTGGTGCTTTGATATCACAATCTCCTGGTACTATTTTGATTAACGGCATTCCTATGATCGCTGCTATCATGGATCAAGGTTCGCCAGATCAAGAAGGTATTGTTACACACGTTACAGGACTACCAACTCCAGGCACAGGATCGCCTAACGTCAATATGTATGGTGGTCAAGGCACATTCGGCGGTGGATTAGGAAACTTTGGTCTATCTGGTGTTCCCGGTATCGGTGAGGTCATGCAGATCGGATCTCAGATTGTCGGACAGGTATATCGTACCGCAGTCCAGAGTGGTAGTTCAGGAATGATGGCTATGAATAACATGAATCCGGCCGTAACACCACCAACCACAGGTAGCACAGTCACCAGTGCCAATACAGGCAAAACTTTTACCTTTACAAGTTATTATTCATCTTGACAAGTTTGTGACAATTACTATATAATGATATGACGGTAGCCGAAAGGTATCGTCCTTACACTCTCGCTGAAAAGGAGAAACACATGACAAATCACGACCCCTTTACTTTTGCTTCCAACATCTATAAGAACGCCATCGGATTCGATACTATCTTTGATCGACTACGTGAGGCTTCGGAAGCCCTACCTAAGATTCCTTCTTACCCACCATATAACATCAAGAAGGTTGATGACGAACATTTTGTTATTGAGATGGCCGTTGCTGGCTTCGGCAAGGCTGACCTTGATATTGAATTGAAGGACGACACGCTAACGATTTCTGGTAGTCATGAAGCTGATGACAAGAACTATATCTACCAAGGTATCGCTAATCGTGCCTTTACTCGCAAGTTTACTCTTGCTGACACTGTTGTTGTAAAAAATGCGGAGTTGGTCAATGGTCTACTTAAAATCGCTCTTGAACGTTATGTACCAGAGGAAAAGAAGTCGAAGAAAATCGACATCATGGATCCATTCGGTGTTGGCGAGGCGACGAAACAGTTGCTTAACGAAAGCACCAAAGTATGGGCCGATATGGCACAAAAGACCATGGATGCCGTGACACCTAAGTAAGAATAACAAGACCCCTCCACGCCTCTCGTAGAAGCGCACCCGGAGGGGTTACTCTATATGAGGTTATACTATGAAACTTGTGATTGAAGAATCCCCAAAGACTGTAACAGTTATCACACCTACAATTGGTTCTCCTAAACTTTGGGATGCTGTTGAAAGTGTCAAAGCACAAACTTATCCTTGTAAACATCTAATCGTCCTTGATGGACAGGATGTTAAAGCAGACCGCTTGCCATGGCCACATGATGGTTATGAGAACTGTCATATTGTAAAGACACCAGAGAACACAGGCAAGACAGGTGGCAACTTTTATGGTCACCGCATCTATGCTGCCTATCCGCATCTAATCAATTCAGATTACATTCTATTCCTCGATGAAGATAACTGGTATGAACCTAATCATGTTGCTACATTGATTGAAACCATTGAGAAGAAGAACCTTGACTTTGCCTATTCTCTCCGTCAGATTTATGATAATGGTAGGCATTTCCGTTGCAATGACAATTGTGAAAGTCTTGGTAAGTGGCCAATCTTCATGTCACGCAGTTCTCGTCATGGTGAACAGTTTCTAATTGACACATCATCATTCTGTTTCAAGAGAGAGTTTATCCAAAAGACTTGTCATCTATGGCATTCTGGTTGGGGTGGTGATCGACGTTATCTCTCTGCTGTTAGAGAACATGCCAAGTATGATACAAACGGCAAACATACACTATGCTATCGTTTAGATGGCAATCCTAATTCAGTAACAGAACAATTCTTTGTTGAAGGTAACAAGACACAAGAAGCATATTATGAAGGGAAGTTTCCATGGCTAAAGACTTAATCATTGGCGGAGCCAGTGGCTATAATTGGGATCAGTTGAAATACTGGGTCAATTCTATTAAGAAAACTGGTTTCAAGGGTGATGTTGTTATCGTTGCCACTAACATGCCAGGTGATACAGTTAAGAAGCTGGTAGAGAATGATGTTAAAGTCTATGCCTATGGTCAGAGAACGGAAGATGGTGGTATCGGTAAGACCGAGAATAACATTCCTCCACACGTTGAACGTTTTCTATTCATTTGGGATTACCTGCGCCGGAACAAGGACACCTATCGTTACATTACTGTTACAGATACCCGTGACGTTATCTTTCAGAAGGATCCAACCGAGTATCTTAGTTCTAATCTATTTGCACAGTCCATTGTGTGTGCCTCCGAAGGATTGTCATACAAAGATGAACCGTGGGGAAACAAGAACCTACTTGACACCTTCGGTCCTTTAGTGTATGATGAACTTAAAGATGGGTTGATCTACAATGTAGGAACGATTGCCGGTTTCTATGAAGAAGTCCGTGATCTACTATTACAGATTTTCTTTCAGTCTGTCAATCGTCCTATTCCTATTGTGGATCAGGCAGTGTTTAACTTTTTGGTTAACCAGCATCCTCTACGTGGTGAAACTTTATTCACTAACAATGTAAGTGGTTGGGCTGTCCAGTTAGGTACGACACAGGCTGCTATTGAAGCTGGCGCCGGTGATATCGGCATGGCTGTTAAGCAAGATCCATCCAAGATGGACGAATATATAAAAGTATATCAAGATGAACAACCGCACGTAAACGGCGATATGGTATATAATGATCATGTGGCTTTCACCATCGTTCACCAGTGGGACCGTGTTCCTGCTATCAAAGAATTGGTTATGAAGAAATATGGATAAGTTGAGATTAGGCTTTGCTGACACCTTCGATGGTGCCAAAGAGTATTTCACACACATATTATCTAAGCGTTACGAGTTAGTTCGGGATGATGTTCGTCCCGACTATCTTATATTTGGCGATAGAAACTTTGGCGAAACAAACGTTAGATATGAGAACTGTGTCCGTATCTTCTATACTGGTGAGAACCAGCGTCCATCAGATTATCGACATGATTTTGCTATCTCGTTTGATCATCCACAAGATCATACGAAAATGTTTCGTTTGCCTTTATATCTAATCTATGAATACGATCACAAGATTTGTTTGAACAAAGAACAAAGACATGAGGATGATTTTGATAGTAAGAAGTTCTGCTCCTTTGTTGTCAAGAATCCATCATGTCAGTATCGCAATTCCTGGTACAATGCTCTTAACACATTCACCACGGTAGATTCTGCTGGTCCTTTGTTTAACAATATGTATAATGGATGGCGTCCAGAAACGGTTGCCGATAAAGTAAAGTTCATGGGCGATTACAAGTTCAATCTATGTTTTGAGAATAGTTCATATCCTGGCTACTGCACCGAGAAACTATTTGAGGCTCTTTGTGCAAAGACTATTCCAATCTATTGGGGTTCATCAACGGCTGCATTAGACTTCAATCCAAAAGCATTTCTAAATCGACATGACTATGCCAACGATCAGGAGTTCTTTAATCAGATCGTTCGTTTAAGTCAGAGCAAAAACGCATATAACGATATGTATATGGAAAGCATGTTTCGTATGGAAGATTGTAAGTTGTATTCCCAATATACAGAATTTTTCTTATACTGGTTCCATTCTAATGTATATCAAGGTGTGATCAACAAATGAACAAAGCACTAATCATTACTCCAACAGGTCGTCCAATCTATCACCACGAAGATTATGATAAGGACAATCATTGGCGCTTTACAAAGCCAGAACGCACATATGAAACTTGTGTGGTGGTTTATAATGACTTTCAGCCAGAGCCAGGAACATATGACTACATCATCCGTCGCAAGGGTCTAAAGTGGAATCTTGCACCAGAGGTTTCTAAGATCATCAACTGGCAGGACTATGATTACATCGGAGTGTGGGATGATGACTATGCTACCGATATTAAGTCTGTCAATCTTGCTTTGTCATATGCTCGACGATATGATTTTAGATTGTTCCAGCAAGCAACTACATCGTTTCAGACATATGATTGTTTGAAGCATAATCCAGAGTTTGCTTTTACAGAGACGAACTTTATCGAACTAGGTGTTCCATTCTTTCGTAATGATATCTATCGTAAGGTCCTTCGTTTCTTGGATGCATATAAGTATGAAGCCTCTGATTGGGGCATTGATAAGGTTCTTTGTTTTTATCTACAGGCATCGGCTCATGTGGTTCATGATTGCACGGTTCGACATATGCTACCAGATGAAAGCACCTATAATAAAGAAGATGGCTTTAGAGAAATGGAGTATCTAATGCGTGACTTCTTTCCAAAGTATATGAAAGAGAACTTTGGTTTAGACTATCAGTATTCGGATGTCCAGCAAACAATAAGGGCTTATAAGCATGGATAAATTGACAAGATACATTAACTGGATTGACGTTAAGCGACAGTATCAAAACTCCCTTCCTTTCAATCATGTTATCATTGATGACTTCTTCCTACCACATGTAGCTGAACAACTCGCCACAGAGTTTCCATCATATAACAATCCTGGTCTCGGCTTCTATAACAATGCTATTGAGAACAAGAAAGTTCTTAACAAGTGGGACAAGTTTCCAAAGCTGACATATCAGGTCTTTACATATCTTGCCCGTAGTGAGTTTCTTTCTAACATGAGAGAACTTATTGACGAACGAAATCTAAACATGGATATTGGTTTGAATGGTGGCGGCTGGCATATGCATGGTCGTTCTGGAAAGAACAATGTCCATCTTGATTATAACATTCATCCTAAGTTGGGAGAACAGCGCAAACTCAACATCATCATCTATATGACACCAAACTGGAAGAAAGAATGGGAAGGTGGACTTGAAATCTGGTCGCATGATCCTGTGAACTTTGCTCCTAAGGATCTTGTCAAGACTGTGGAGAATAAGTTCAATCGTGCGGTCATCTTTGATACTACACAGAATAGCTGGCATGGTCTTCCTAATGAACTAAAGTGTCCAGAAGGAACTGTTAGACAGTCTCTTGCTGCATACTATGTTCGTCCTGCTCCAGAAGGTGCTGATCCTCGTGGTAAGGCTCTATTCGCTCCTACGGCAGAACAGAAGGGTAACCCAGAGATTGAACAGCTAATCCGTGAACGTTCAAGCGTAGCAACAGCGGATAAGTTCCACGCAGGAGACAAGTAATGGAAGAGACTGACGTTGTATTCTTTATCAATAGTGCAATGAATGTGACTGGACGTTCCCTTTATTCTAATGATGAAAGATGGGAACAGACTAAGGAAACAATCGAGTCTATTGACAAGTATGTACCAAATAATGTAAAATACATTATTGATGGTTCGTTTCTACCTATTGAGGAATACAAACTCCATTGGTTGAATGAACATGGTGTTAGGATAATTCTAACAGGCCAGATTCCTGGAATCAAAGAGATATCTCAACACATCGCTCAATATGGTATTGGTAACAGTATAGCAGAAACACAATCTATGCTTGTTTTCACTCGTTGGTTCAAGGAACATCAGAAGGATAAAATCAAAGCAAAGCGTATCTGCAAACTATCTGGTAGATATAAGATTAATGAGAACTTCAAGTGGGATGATCCTGCTTATGAAGGTAAGTATGTCTTTGTGAAGCACCATGAGTCAAATAGTCCTCGTAAGGCAGAACTAGACCTTAAAGGCTTGTTCGTCGTTCGTTGCTGGCACATGGATTATGCCATACTAGATAGATATGAAGAAGTTATCAGAAACATCGCTAACGATTGTGCCAATCTCGGTATCGATGCTGAAAACTCTTACTACAAAAACATTCCTAAAGATTTACTTTATGAAGTGGAAAAGATTGGCGTAGAAGGTTATGTCTCACCCGTGGGAGTCTATGAAAATGAGTAAAACACTATTGATTACAGGTGGTGCCGGGTTTATCGGTCACCACGTTATTGACCTGTTCCTCCAGAAAACTGATTGGAACATTGTGTCACTAGATCGCCTAGATTACTCTGGCAATCTAAATCGCCTCGATGACGTTGTTCGTCGCTATCCTGCCGAAACTCGTAAGAGAGTTAAGGTTGTGTATGGTGATCTTCGTGCAGAGGTTACATCACTACAAGGAAACTTTATTGGTGATGTTGATTACATCCTTCACATGGCTGCGTCGTCACACGTTGACCGCTCTATTGAAGATCCAATGTCATTCGTTATGGACAATGTTGTCGGCACAGTCAACATTCTAAACTTTGCCCGCAAGTGTAAGAACCTCAAGCGGTTCATCTATTTCAGCACCGACGAAGTTTTCGGTCCTGCTCCAGGCACCATTACATATGGTGAGCGTGATCGTTATAACTCAACAAATCCTTATTCAGCTTCTAAGGCTGCTGGTGAGGAAATGTGCGTTTCATTCGAGAACACATACAAGCTACCAATCTTCATTACTCACACAATGAACGTCTTTGGTCAGCGTCAGCATCCGGAGAAGTTTCTACCAATGTGTATTCGCAAGGTTCGTAATGAAGAAACTGTAACCATTCACTCTGATCCATCTAAGACAGTTCCTGGTTCACGTTTCTACATTCATGCTGCCGACGTTGCTGATGCAATGTATTTCCTACTGCATCTAACACCAGAGCAGGAAGCTAAGGTTCATGAGCCTGATTATGGTGGAGCCAAGTGTCCAAAGTTCAACGTTGTTGGTAAAGAAGAAATCAACAATCTTGAATTGGCTAAGTATGTTGCAGGTGCAGAAGGCAAAGAACTCAATTATGAGATGGTAGACTTCCATTCATCTCGTCCAGGCCATGATCTTCGTTATGGTCTATCTGGTGAATATATGAAGTCACTTGGTTGGGAGCCTCGCTTTACTCTCCGTGAACGTATCAAGGAAGTGGTCGATTGGTCACTTGCTAACCCAGAATGGATTGAGGTGACAGAATGAGCGTAACATATACAATTATCGATCCTATGCCAGACCCACAGTGGGTATCTGGCAAGGATATTCTACCACTACTAAAAGACTTTAAGAATCCTGTTGGTATTGAAATTGGTGTTGATGAAGCACCAACAAGCTGGTTCTTTCTAAAGAATAGACC